CTGGCATAACGGAGCGGAAAGTAAAGTCTGCATCGGTGCACTGGAACACGACGGAACAGGATATCCATGTATTCAGTCAGTGAAAGACAACGATCCTTCAGAGATATTTCATAGTGCCTCAACAGGATATTGTATTCCAAAAAGCTATGATGATATTGAAGCAGTATTTGATACGCTGGGGGGCATACCAACTTATGCTTTCTGTAATACTCAAACAGCTTATCAATATAAGGATCTCCTAATATACATACAAGGCTCAGAACCAACACTAGGAAACAGCGTTAAGCTTGCTAAATTCATTGAGATTGATGATTATTTAGTTGTGGATGACAGTGGACAACAAACTTTTGATGATAACGATCAAGCTATAGTAGCTATTTAGGGAGGGGTAAGATGGTAGTAAGATTGGATGCTTCTCTAACTGCGCTGGGTGTGGTTAGGACTGCAACGTTGGATGCGGCTGTAGACACAGCACTGGATACAGCAGGGGTTATGACGAGTGCGCTCAGAACAGAAGTGCACGCAGTTAAGACAGCGAACCAGACTCATACAGCAGCTAGCTATGTAACACTCAATTTTCAGAGCGTTGCAACTGATACGCTGAGTGAGTGGAATACAACTACAAAGAAGTTTACAGCAACAAACGCGGGTACGTATCTATTTGTAATACATGCAGAGGTTGATGATGTTGCTGGTGCTAACAGAAAATTGTATATGGTGAAAAATGACACAACTACAATCGAGCAGCATATTGAGTACACTAAAAATGCAGATACAGTTAATCCTGTTATGCAGTTAACGAGTGTTGTAGAACTTGCTGCTGGTAATTTTGTGACAACAAGAGTTACTTGTTCCACAGTTGGAACTACTATTTATGGCACGAGTGATTCAACCTTGTCTATTATACGCATTTCATAAGGGAGTTAATATGGTAGTAAGGTTAGCAAGTGCATTAGCTGGAGTTGCAGAGGGATCAGAGATGTGGGTTACTGTACTTGGTGATGCTTATGCACTTCTTAAGGACGATACGGCATCTACACACGGTAATCGGGTTAAGGTTTCCGATACCGTTGCAGGACGTGTAGATGCATCAAATACTGCTCCAGAAGGTGGAACAATAGCAGCACTTAATGATCATTTCTCAGAAGTAGGACATTGTGTAGAGAGTATTAGTGCTGGAACATAAAAACTCTGTAAAGTACACTTACATTTTAACTAGGAGTTAGCGATGAGCAAAACAAAAATATTATTTGATGAGAAAAGACATGGTGATAAGATAGAAAGTGATGCAGTTATGATTGGTGGCTTGACAATGACTGAAATAAAAGCTTTTATAGACAGTCCGAATCATACTGTACACGATATATCAGCATGGATCGAGACAGACGTAAATGCGCTCGATGAGAAAGTTTTGCAGTCGAAAGGCTTCATGAATGCAACTAATAATGAGTACATAACATTTGAAAATTATACACTTTGGAGAAAGAATCTTGCTCAATCTAAAGTTATGATTAAGATCGGTTCAACAGGAAAAGTCTGGGAAGAAATCGCTACTAATGACCAACTCAACGCATTTTTAGACAAATTTGGTGGTAAAGATAATCTTTATAGTTCTCCTACAGATAAAAAAGATGAATACTACATTAAGAGTATCGAAGAAATAGAAGCTATGACATGGGTTCAACTAAAAAAATATCTCAAAAATTATAATATTGATGCAGCTTATGATCTTAAATCAGAAACAAAAACAAGATCGTTACTTGCAGAAAATATTTTAAATAGAGTATATGAGCAATTGGCTGTTAACAAATAGAGGATTTTATTGTGGTGAAAGGTGAGAGTTTAACATGGAACATAAAAACCGTTGTAGGTATCACTGTTTTTCTTGTTAGTGCATCTACTGCGTACATTGGTTGGTTAAGAAGTGAATTAGTTGAAATAAAGCTAAACATAAGATATCACTATAATGACCAACAGGAATTTAAAACAGACATAAAAAAACAAGTAAAACTTGCTTGTGCTGAGACTCATCAGCTAGCGATGGTTGTTAATGACAACTCAAAAGATGTAAAGTCTATAAAATCTTTTTTACATAAACAAGGATTTTATAGTAGCATAAAGCAACGTACAATAACAACACACGGAGAAAGTAATGACACAAAAAAAGGCTATATTAGTACCTCAGGAAACAATGGATATTCTAGTAAACTATATAGTGACTAGACCTTTTATTGAGGTGGCAAAAATTATAGAATCACTAAAAGATTTGCCTATGGTAGAAGCTGTAGAAGCACCAGAAACAAAATTAGAAGAAGTGGAGCACTAATGGCAAAGAACGTCTATAATTTACATATTTGGCGGAAAGCTCAAAAAGTAGAAGCACAAAGCAATAGAGACTATTCCGATGTGTATAATCAAATAGAGCTTGAACTTCGTCAATTTTATAGACGTTCTTCTTCTTATAGACTAGAAAATTTAAACTCTGTAGAACTACAAAGATTTAAGAACTATATTATTAAAGTAAGAGATATAGCTAATAATATAAATAATGTAGAACTTAAAGAAAGAGTTACCAGACTTCTAAGAAGAGTTAAAATAAGCAGAGAAGAGAGATTGTTACTTAATATAGAGAGTAAAGTAGCTGAATTAACAGAGATTATTATAGAAGACACTGACGCGCTATTAACTAAAAGTATTGATGATAATTTTTTATCGACAGTAATGTTAGTTAAAAGTACTGCAGAAAGAATTAAAAAAGTATCTGATATTGTATTATCAAAAGAAATCGCAAAACAAATAAAAGAACATACATTTCCTGGTGCTAAATTTGATGACTTCATTAAGCAAAGACATAAAAATCTTTTTACTACTATAGAACGAACAGTTATAAAAAGTCTAAGAACTGGTACAGGTATAAAAGCTGTATCTAAGGACATTAGAAAAATGGTAAAAAGACAGAAAGGTTTTAACAAGTTAGCAATAAGAAATCAAATGTCACACGTACTAAATTTATCTGCGCAAGAAGCTATGAAAAAATTAGATGTAGAATACTATAGATTTAATGCTATAGTTGATAGTAGAACTACAGTAAAATGTCTTGGATTAAATAATACAGTACATAGAGTTGCTGACGGTATTCCTGGAGTTAATATGCCTCCAACAAGTCCTCCAGTGCATCCCTGTAGAAGTTTCATTACACCTTATTATGGAGAAAATAATGGCTGACACAACCAAAAATGCTGTATTAAGTTTGGCGCGAGAACTTACAATATTTGTGCGAAACATAAGACAAGAAGCAGTTCTCACCGTTGTAAGTGCCGAAGATTCTACAGCGTACACTGTTACTATTGATACTGTAGATTATACTATAACTTCTGGTGCGTCAGCTACAGTAGAAGATATAGCTGCAGCACTAAAAGTAGAAATAGACAACGCTACACTAAGTCTAGTAATTACAGATAATGTAGATGGAACTTTAACTATAATATCATCTGATGCTGCTATACGATTTGACATTGATGCAGATCTTGACGCAAATATATCTGTTGAAATAACAGTAGTACAACATTTAGGTGAAGACTTATTTGATATGATTTTAGCTGATGTAGCGTTAGAGGTAACTGAAGAAAGATATAGAACAGAAGAAGAACGTGCGCAAAGATACTTAGCTGCTCATTTACTTACATTATTACGAAAATTTGAGTTTAGTTCAGATTCAATTGGTGATGTAATAAGAGATAAAGTAGGTGATGTAGAAACATGGTATTCAGATAGTGCTATTAATACTGATATGTCTAGTGATATTGGATTGAGAACAACACCATACGGAAGAACGTATATGAGTATCAGAAGTAGGCACAGTGTGTGTTTTATATAATTTTAATAGGAATATATATGTTTAAAGCGAGTGTTATTGAGAAGAAGCACAAGAAGTTCTATATGCGTAAAACTGTAGATATAGGATTTTTACAGGGTATAGATCCTGATGTAATTCTTCGTGCAGCTGAAAATGAGTATGGTACAAATAAAGTACCTGAAAGATCATTTATGCGGTCAACTTTTGATTTAAATAAAAGAAAAATTACAAAGTTTGCTAGAGCTATGGCACCAAGTGTTATCGCAGATAAAATGTCTCAAACAGTATTTATGGAAAAATTAGGTAGATTTGTCAAAGAGTTAATAGAAAATAGAATTAGTACTGCAAAATCTTGGGCACAACCTCTTGCTAACATAACTATACGTAAAAAAGGACATGATAGACCTTTAATTGAAACTTATGCAATGATAACATCAATTAAAATTAGGGTAAAATAATATGGCAAGCGTAATTAAAACAAATAATATAAGTATAACACGATACGGTGCACCTACTGTAGTAAAAGGAAGAACAAGTAAAGGTTCTAGTACCATTTTAACAGGAAAAGGTAGCATACAGCCTTTAGATATGACTACAGCTGGTGCAGAAACAGTAGAAGCGCAATCACAAGGTAATGATATACGTAACTATAAAAAGATGTATACTAAAGACATTATTCTAATTGATGACTATATTACTGAAATAAAAACTGGTAAAGTGTATAAAGTGTATAAAGTGTATCATTATGAGTTACCTACACAAAGCGCATGGCATTACAAAGTAATAATGGTATTAATGGAGTCATAATGCAAGCTACAGGACTTACAACAGCACAAGAAGATATTCTTTATGATTGGATTTATAGTGTACTAAATCCACTTGGCGTAAGTATATTATGGGAATATCCTGAAGAGTTTGAGCAAGCTAAGCCACATTGTATACTTAGTATACCCACTAAACCAGTAAATGAACATAAACCTTCATTAGAGTACGTAGCACAAGATACTTTTAATTACAGATTTCATGATGTATTCACTTTTAGTGTAAAAATATATGATAATGACGGTAACAACTATTTAAAAAAAGTAGTAAGATCACAGTACTATAACGCAGTAGTAGAAATGTTACAATCTGCTGGATTAGTGTGCAGATACAAAGTAAGTGAAAACTTCTTACCTGAATTAGTTAATGAAAAATTTGAGTATAGAAGATCTGCAGATTTTATAATGGCATATAGTGAAGTAGAACAACAAACTATAGCTGAGATTAATACAGTTGAAGTGACAGCTAATATAGTTGGAACAGTAGATGCAATTACAAGAGTAAAGATAGACATTATTAATTAACATCAATAACTATCTAAGGAGTTTAGAATGGGAAAGATTAAAGAAATTGTAAACGTAGTTATCACCCGTGAAACTTTAAACATTACTCAGGCTGGATTTGGTACAGCTTTAGTTCTCGTTGAAAGCACTGCACTAGGTAACAGAGTTGAAGCTTTCGCAGAAAGCGCAGAATTGATAGCAGATGACAGATTTGGTATCAATAATATTGCATACAAAGCTGGTCTAGCTCTTTTAGGGCAAGATCAAAAACCTGCGCAATTCAAAGTTGGTATGAAAGGTACAACTGCTAGAAATTGTAGACAAAGAATTAAACTTGATGCACTTGCTACAGCAGGTACATTTACAGTATCTTATAATGGTGAAGTTTCATCTGCTATTGCATTTGATGCTACAGAAGCTACAATAGAGACTGCAATCGGCGCACTAGTTGATATTACAAGTGTAGATGTTACTGGGACAGCTGATGCATCTACAGAATTGACAATTGAATTTGATGGTGATGCAGGCATAATGTTTGAAGATCTTGTAGTAGATATTACAAATCTTACAGGACCATCAACAGTTACTGTTACTTTTGGCCATAAAATGGTATTTCCATTAGCACTAGCAGCACTAGAAATAGCTACTATTACAGTAACAGTAGATGGTACATCAGAAGCAGCAGCAGTTACAGCACCAGTTACTGCAACTACTATCAAGACAGCCATAGAAGCTCTCACCGTTGTAGGGTCAGGAAATTGTGCAGTAATTGAAGATCTTACACAAAAAGAATACGTAGTTATTTTTAAAGGTGACTTGTATGGTAAAACTACTACAGTAGCTGCAGTTGGATCAGTAGCAGGTGCTGCAGAAGTGACTGCATGGTACCAAGGTCAAGCTCTTGAAGATTGGTCAAAAGCACTTAATGATTGTTTAGCTGAAGATAGTGACTGGTTTGCACTTACTACTCCAGAATTACATACTTCAGCAGACTACGCAGATCAATTAGCAATGGCTGCTATTATTGAAGCAGAAGACTATAAGATCTATTCTATTAAATCTTCTGATACAGCTATTATTACTACTGATTACGACGCAACTGCTCCATCAGACATTGCTGAAGGTCTCAAAGCTAATAGCTATGATAAATCATTTGTTACATATCAAAAAAGTACAAAAGCATTGACACAGTTCCCAGATTGTGCTATTCTAGGTAGACAGTTGACAAGAACTCCTGGAAGTTCAACATATAATATGAAGACATTGAAAGGTATTACTGTTGACTCTTTCTCTACAAGTCAGAAAAATAGCCTTAAAGCTAAAAACTGTAATTTCTATGAAGCATTCAATGGCAAGAATATTTTTAGAGAAGGTAAAGTTGGTTCAGGTGAGTTTATTGATGTTATAGTTGGAATAGACTATGTCGGTACAAGAATGGGAGAGCTTATTTTTGGTAAAGTAAGCGCAGTAGAAAAATTGTCATACACTCAAAGTGGTATCACCGTTGTAGAATCTCTTGTAAGAACATCATTGAAATTGTACGGTGTAGATACAACTATTATTGAAGAATCTACTATTGTAATAGAAGTTCCAGATGTTACAACAGTTGATCCTGCTGATAAGGCAAGTCGTACTCTTAGACATGTAAAATGGACAGCACAATTACAGGGTGCTATTCACACTATTTATATTTCTGGTAAAGTTTACGCGTAAGGAGTTATTATGCAAGCATTATTCGCACCTGTTTTACAGAGTTACAGTCCAAAGAATGTAATTGTTACAGTTGGTACATTTCTTATGACACAATGGGATAAAGTAGAAGTAAAACATGATGAACCATTATGGAGATTCGATGTTGGTTGCTACGGAAAATCAGTTAGAAGAAAAGTTAATAATCCTCTTGGGACTATTACATTAGAGCTACCTCAAACTGCTGCGGGTAATGCATATAATTCTGCGACGATTGCAATAGCTGATGACATACTTAAGCTAGATGGAATCGTAACAGTATTTATTACTGACATATGGGGAGGATCTTTGCACTTATTAACTAAGGGTTCTATTATACAGAAACCTACTGTTACATACGGCAAAGATCCTTCTAAACGATCATGGGTAATTAGAGGTGAAATGGACTTAAATATTCTTTCATCTAGAAATGCTATTAACAGTATTAGTTCACTTTTTTAATAGGAGAAAATTATGACTCTAAAAAGCTACAGTCCTAAAAACGTGAGTGTATCTGGTGATGCTGAATTAATTGATACATGGAATTCAGTAAGTGTAGATTATGACAATGACAGATGGGGAATGTCAGAAGCTACAACAGGTGAACTTACAAGAACTCGTCATGAAGGAAAACTAGGTACAATTACTCTAGAGTTACCTCAGACAACAACAAACAATAGCACACTTAACTCAATGGTTGCTGAACAAGACGCAGTGTCTATTGGGCCAATCCCTGGTACAATTAGTATGACAATCAAAGACAATTGGGGAAGATCATTACATACAATTGCAAAAGCTACACTTATGAAAAAACCGACATGTGACTTTAGTAATGACCCTTCTGATAGATCATGGGTATTCAAGGGTGAACTAGATAATCATAAAATTGGAGGCAATGACTAATGCAAATTATAGAACCTACGAGAGTAACAGTAGACGATACAGAATATGAATTTAATCATATTTCTGTAAAGAAGCAACTTGTTTTAGCTGTAAAATTAGCAAAAGTAGTACTTGAACCTATGACAGTAGGGTTAGATCCTAAAATTATGGAAATGGCTAGATCTAACCCAGACGCAGCGAAAAGCGCTATTGACATGTCAAAAGTAATAAAAGCTTTTGTAGATAATGCTGATGAAAAATCACTAGAAGAACTTATTGATGGTTTACTACAAGGTACTGTCTGTATAGGAGTAGGACCTGTAGCTAATAAATTTGAAGAAGTTTTTAGAGGTAGATTCGGTCATATGCTCAAAGTTACATATGCTGCAGCACAGCACTATTTTGGGGATTTTTTAGCAGAAGGGTTAGGGCTATTAAAATAGTGGATGCTAGTCTTAATCCGTCATATGACCCGGGTGAGATTAATTTTAATCCTTACTTTTGGCGTCCTGTGTTAGCCAAGATCGCAACTAAAGAAGAGATTGAAAGATCTTGGACTTTAATGGATCTAGCTGACGCGCATGAAGCTCTTGATGTACAACTTGAAATTGAATACTTTTCAAGAGCAGCTAATAAATAATAATGAGTAGTGGAGATTAGTATGGCTTCTGACATTGTAAGAGAACTATTTATAAAGATCGGAGTAGCTTCTGATAAAGCGAGTTTTTCAATAATAGAAGACAGATTACAAAGTATCCGTCAAATTATGAGTAGTATAGTAGATCTTACTACAAAACTGACAAAAGTAGTTATGACATTTGCTGAAGCTGGTGCTAATCTCGAGGCTACTGAAGTTCAATTTGGTACATTAGCTAGATCAATGGATCTTGGTTTAGCTAAACTAAAAGAGCTTAATAAGTTTGCAGCAGAAACACCATTTACATTACCTGAAGTTAGACAGAATACATCAATGCTTATTGCTATGGGAGTAGCACTAGAAGATGTAATTCCTACTATGACAAGACTAGGTAATGTTGCTTCAGGTTTGCCTAATTTAAGTCTACAAAGATTAGCGCTCAATTTTGGTCAGGTTAAATCACAAGGTCATCTAACTGGAAGAGAGCTGAGAGATTTTGCTGTAGGTGGTGTGCCAATACTAGAATCTCTAAGTGAAATTACTGGTAGAACAGATAAACAACTCAGAGATATGATCAGTGATAAGAAGATATCATTTGATTTAGTTGATAAAGCATTTAGACATATGGTAAGTAATGAAGGTAGATTTCATAAGTTACTTGATAAAATGGCAAAGTCAGCTCGAGGTCTTTATAATAATATACTCGTTGTAAGGGATCTAATTGCAGAAGGAGTAGGTAAAAAGTTACTTGAAGATATTAAACCAGTACTGAAAGAAGTAAAAGATTTTTTATTCACTAAAAAACATGTAATAATTAAAAAACTTACTAATGTATTAAAAGTTCTAACTAAACTAATGCTACGATTGTTTAAAATATTTTTTAAACTCAGTGTAGCAATGGTACCAGTTGTAGAGAATCTAGCAGCAGCTACATTAAGTACAATAGATTTTGTTGCTGCTATAATAAGTTTTATTACAACAAATGATACTTTTATTAAAGCATTGAAATCTGCTACTCTTGCTGCATTTGCATTTGCTGCTGGACTTCTTGCGATAGAACTAAGAGCGCGATGGATGGTAGCAGGTGGGTTTTTAGCCGTTGTAAAAGGAATAGGGACAGCATTATGGACTGCAGCAAAAGCTGCATGGGCTTTTACAGTAGTACAAGGTGTAATGATAAAAAAAGCGCTACTACTTGCTACACCTTTCTTATTGATTGGTGCAGCTATACTAGGTGCAATTTTACTTGTGCAAGATTTTTATACATTCTTAAGAGGTGATGCTGAAGGTATAGAAACTGAAACAGGTATTGGCGGTTTAATAGATAAACTTGCAAATGGTTCAGACAGATTAAAAGACTTCATGACAGAAGTATTAAGACTTATGATGGGACCTTTAATATTACTAGTTGCGTTAGTAAAAGCTACATGGGCAGCTCTCACAGGTGGAAACTTTTTTGATACTTTAGCAAATGATCAAATGCTCATAAGACTTAAAGAGTCATGGGGAAAGATAAAAAATATTATAGTAGCTGAGTTACTTATAATTCAACATGAGTTTCATGTATGGTGGAGACTTTTTAAACTGAATTGGATAAATAGATGGAATAGTTTATCTGATACAGTAAAAAATATTTTTAGACTCGCAGCATTACACATGTTCTCACCATTTGATGCAATGATAAGTAAGACTGTTTCTGCACTAAACGCGCTAATAAAAACATATAATTCATTGTCTTCTTATATTCCAGGTGCTGCAGAAATGGATCTTCTTGTGCAACCTAATTTATTAGATTTTATAGTACCTAAACAACAAATAAGCGCATCTGATGTTGCTGCATCTGACGCAAACTATCAAAGTACTATAACAGAAAGTAATAAGCGTGTAAGTTATGATCAAAGAAACTATAATATTTATGACGCTAGTCCAGATGAGTACAGACAATTTATGTCTAGTCTTGAAGATAATATGTCTGTCATTGGTTTAACAAACTCAGGAGAAAAATAATGGCTGAAGTTAATGCAAGTGAACTAGTCGGTGAGCAGAAACAAGCTGTAATAATTAGAGCAGACGAAACATTAGTAGAAGTCACTTGTTTTATTACACAAGCACATAATTTTTCTAATACGTTGTCAACCAATGTTGTAGAATCCGGAATAGACATAACTGACAATGTAAAAGAAGACGCACATAAGATAAAACTAAAAGGTATTACATCTAATAATAGTACATCAATATTTTCATTAATAAATTCTTTTAAGACATTAGTTAGTCCTGATAATGACGCAGTAAGTGCAGCTAATGATACTTTTACTGCTTTCTATGAAATGTATAAAACTAAAGAAATAGTAACAGTAGCTACTAACTATTTTGTCTATGAAGATATGGTACTAACTAATTTCTCTACTACAGAAGATAAAAATAATTCTGAGTCTTTAGAATTTAGTGTTGAATTCACAGAAAGAAGAACAACAGATAAAGCTACAGGTGAAGGAAAAAATTTAGCAGGTAAGTCAGCGTCTATTTCAGCTGATGCAGCTAAAAAAAGTAAGACAGATACTGTAAATAAAAAGAATAAAAAACCTGGCGCAGGTCTCGATAAAGCAGGTAGAAAGGAAGTACTACAGAGTTGGTTAGCTAAAATTATGCAATGGTTAGCAGGAGCTTAATATGCCAAATTTATATTCACTACCAATAGTAGAAGATAAGTATAGCTATAAATATGAAATCACGCTTGATGGTACTGTTTATATTATTAATATGCAGTATAATAGCAGAAAAGATGGGTGGTTTGTTTCTTTGCATGGTGCAAGTGATATAGCTATTATATCTGGACTTAAAGTTAAAATGGGTAATGACTTATTATCACAATTTAGACATAAATCTAACATACCTGCTGGTAGGTTAGTAGTATTAAATTGGGAAGATAAAGAAGAGGCTAATCTTGCTAATTTCGGTACTAAAGTATTACTTAGTTACATAGGAGAGTCTTAATGGCTACACAACAAATAGATAGAAGTATCTTTGTTACTATAGGACCACTAAGTTCAGATACTGGTATAAAAATAGGTACTCTAAAAATTGACTTAAATCTTACAAAAACAAATGATCAAAAGAAAAATAATGGAACTATTAAGATTTATAATCTTAATAATGAGACACTAGATAAAATAGTTAATCAAGATGAAAAACTTGGTGTAACTATAGAAGCTGGTTATCTAGGAGCCAAAAACGTTGATGTA